TTTAATTTAGCTTATTTGAAACAAACCTAAAGGGGTAATTTATGTCCTATATAGGTACACAACCAAATAATGTAAAAGAGAATATTGGTTTATATACACCAAATGATATTACTGCTTTAACCAAAGATGGTAATTGGGGTGGCTCATTAGAACATATACAAACTCAAACAATTTCAAGTGGTAGCACTATGGCTTTTACTTCTATTAAAGAAAGTCTTTATGATACACATATTCTTCAAGCAACTAATTGCGAAAGTTCATCAGCTAATACTTCTATTGCAGTTCGCTTATCAAATGATGGTGGAAGTAGTTATGAGGCAGGTACAAGTTACCATATTGCTTTACAGTATGGATCAACAAGTGGAAGTTTTGGGCAAGTAAGAAGTACAGGCACAAGCTATATGCAATTTTTAAGTGATACTGCTAATGCTAATAGAGGTGGTTATATGTATCTTTTTAATTTAGGGGATAGCACTATGTATTCTAATTCATCTTATGTTCAAATGGAAACACCGACAATGTCTTATGGTGGTAGCACTTATGTTACTGCTGACACTATAAATGCTATACAAGTTTTAACAACAAACACTAATGCTTGGACAGGTACAGTATCTCTTTATGGTTATAAAAGATGAGTAATTTAAGATTAATAAAAAAAGTAGATGGAACAGGTGCAACAAGTTTGTCTATAACAGATGTATTTAATGCTGATTTTGATATTTATAAAATTGAATATTTTTGTGTTAATGATAGTGGAAGTCCTAAAGGTACAAGTCTTAGATTAATTAATTCAAGTGGCTCTGTTATTTCTTCAAGTTTATACGATAGAGCAATACATCAATTAAATACAAATGTAAATTTTTCGGAAACTTATAGTATGAATGCAGATAATGCAACTGACGCTTTTGGTAATGTAAGAGTTGTTCCAGAGGGTGCAAGTGGTGTTATGTGGGTATTTAATCCATATTCAACTTCGGCATTTACAACAATAATTCAAACAGGATTTATGAATTGGAATGCCTCTAGGGCAGGTACTGATAGTGTTTTTTGTTTAAAGGAATTAACTTCTGTAGCAGGATTTCAAGCATACTTACCTAGTACTAATTTGACTACTGATACATATTTTAGAGTGTATGGATTGGCGATAAAATAATGGCAGGACAACTAGCTTATGTGAATAAAACTGTAAGTGGTGGAAGTGATACAGCTTTAACAGTTACAGGGATAAATTCAGACCACATATATTTATTAGTTTTAAAATTAATACAAACTCAAAATAATAATGAAACAATAAATATGCGAGTAACTAAAAGTGGAAGTGTTCAATCAGATAGTGAATATGATAGAGCTTATAAAATTCTAAGTAGTTTAAATGCCTATGGAGATGGAAGTTATGTAAATGGTACAGGTGGAAGAATAATGGAAAATGTTGATGACGCTAGTGGTGGTGGTCAAGGCATATTTTATCTTTATAACTTTAACTCATCATCAGAAAACAGTATATGGACTAATCAAAATGTGTGTACAGTATCTAATCAAACAGCAGGTGTTGTTGGTGGTGGCGTACATACAGTTCAGAGTGCTAGTGATGGCATTTCAATCTATGGCTCTAGTGGTGGAACATTTATAAGTGGTGCAAGTGCAATATTGTATAGGGTGGTGTAATTATGAGTGAATTTGGATATATACCAGAAAGCCCTGAACAAAGCCCTTTTAATAATAAGGGAATATTTACACCTAAAGATATTTATGATCTTGATAGTTTAGATAAATGGACACCACAACTAGGACAATTAGAGTTGATCCAAACACAATCTGTTAGTGGCGTTAGTGCAGTAGATTTTACAACTTTAAGCGATTATGATATACATTTTTTTACTTTTAATAATATCCATGTTGATGACAACAGAGATTTGTTTTCAAGAGTGTTAGTTGGGGGAAGTGAACAATCAGGTGCTAGTGATTATTTTAGAGCATTTCAAGCGTGTGCACCAAGTTATTTTTATGCAGATAAAGACCCTGATTTACATTCAATAAGAATAATCCCTGAAATTGGTAGTGCGACAGGGGAATGTATTAATGGCTATATTTATATGTTCAATGCTTTAGATAGTGCAAAATACACATTTTTTTCTCAACAACTTGCTTCAATAAAATATGATGGTAAAACTTTAAATAACTTTGGTGCTAGTGGTTATATGCAGAGCAATGTGTTAAGTGGTGTAAGGTTTTATCCTAATGCAGGAAATATTGCAGGTACAATATCTATTTATGGAATAAAGGCGTATTAAAAATGGTTACTAATTTACAATTTTTACAAAAAATAACTTCAGCAGGAATAGTAACTCAATTTGATATGAACAATATATTTGATAAAGGATATGACCAATATGATATTTATTTAAACTTGGTAGATAGCTCAACAAATGGTGGGTATATGGGGTTAAGGTTTTTTGATAGTTCAAATGCAATAATTGATGGTAACGAATATGATTGGGCAGGGCAACAACTCAAATCTTATGGCTCTTTTGACAACACTTGGTATGCTCAAAATAATTCGCAAATTGCACCAATTTTAGTAGGAACTAATGATGACCATAGAGGTGGTGGTGCGTTAATTAGAGTATTTAATGCAGATGACACAAGTAGCTATACATTTATAACTGCAAAATCTTCAACATATTTTGATAGTGGTGGCGAGGGGTCGCAATCAATAGGTGTTCATAAAGTTGCTGAAAAAATAACAGGTGTAAGGTTAGACCCTCAAAGTGTAAATATGAGTTTAAGTGCAACTGTATATGGGGTTAAATAATGGCAGGAAGTTTAATAAAAATTCAAGAAACAACAGTTAGTTCATCAACTGCAAGTGTTACTTTGACAGGAATTGACAGCACTTATGATGTTTATATGATTAGTGTAAATAATGTTGTACCAATAACAGATAGTGCAACACCATATTTTAGAGTTACTAAAAGTGGTACTGCACAAAGCGATGCTGAATATGATTATGCAGTTAAACAATTAAGAAGTGATACTAGTCCTAGTGATAATTCGGAAACAGACATTAACGAATGGAAAACAAACGATATAGGAACAAATACAGGAGAAGTATTAAATATGATTTTATATTTATATAACTTTAATTCAAGTTCAGAATATTCTTTTATGACGCAAGAAATAAGTCAAATAAGTTCAGATACTTTATTTAGAGGTAGGCAGGGTGGTGGTGTTCATACAGTAGCAAGTGCTAGTGATGGAATACAGTTTTTAATGTCTAGTGGAAATATAGCAAGTGGAGATTTTAAACTTTATGGAATTAAAAAATAGAAAGGGGGTGGAATGAATGGGAAAGACTTTAGATGAATTTAAGGTAGAGGCACAATCAGAGATAGATGCTGAAAAACCTTTATACGCACAAGTTAATAACGAGAGGCGAGAATTTACAGATGCAGAATACGACCAAGCTGTATTGGACAGAGCTAATTATAAACTTGATGAGCAAGATAATGGATATATCAGAGCTAGGCAAGAGGCATTCGCAAGTATTGGGGATCAGTTAGATCAACTATATTGGGATATTGATGCAGGAAAGCTAGATAAGACAGGTGCTTGGTACAAAGCAATCAAGAAAGTAAAAGATGACAACCCTAAACCGAGTTAGAAAGGTAGGATAATATGCAATCCTTAGAGGATTATGCAAAAGAAAATCCAAACAAATCTCGGTTAAGCGAGATGGAACACCCTGAACTAAAGGGTATGGTTGATGAGGCAGTTCAGGGTATCAGAAATGGCATAGAGCCAACAGTTTCAGCGAAATGGTTTGTAGAACATTCGCCTGTAAAGCTGACAATTAAACACGATACTGTAAGGCAATGGTTATATGACAAGGCAAGAGAAAGAATATAAAAACCTTAACGAATTTGTTAAGTCGCAGGTAGATCAACCAACACCTGCGAAGAAAAAGAGCGATGCACCAACAGGATTTGAGGCAGGTGTATCTTGGTCTAATAAAACTAAATCAGGCACAATCACAAGTCGTGCATTAAAGCAAAATCAAGAGCCAAATTGGGATGAGCATTTATCTCAATGGGGTTATGATCCACAACAATTCAAAATAAAGAAAGATACTTTACAATTTAGGTGTTGGGATGCCAACTTTGGTGTTGATGCTAATGGCGACCCAATCATTGAAACACTTTATTATTATCGGTGCGATATTGAGCTTAAAAGCCCTGAAACAGATGATGTTGACTATGTTGAGCTAGTTAAAGAGATAAAACAACACAAAAAAGCACCTATTAAGACAAAACTAGATAATGACTTTGCATTTACTGTTTGTATATCAGATTGGCAGATTGGTGTAAGATCAACAGACAAAATAATGAAACGAATACTAGAAAGCATTGATGATGTAGAGGACAGGATAAAAGAATTAAAGAAAATGGGCATAAAGCCAAATCAATTAGTTATTTATAATTTAGGCGACATTGTTGAAAACTGTTCAACGAGTGGATGGTACGCTAATCAAATTGCAACCTTAGATGTTCCTAATGTTCGTGAGCAGATGATGATAGCTAGGCGATTAGTTATGAAATCTATTGAAAGATGGACAAAATACTTTGATAAAGTTTTAATTATTTCAGTTCCCTCAAATCATGGACAAACAAGAAGTGGTTATAAAGCGATAACTGATGAAAACGCAGATAACCTTGATCTACAACTATTTGATAATATTGCAGAGATTTGTTCGGCAAGTGAGGCATACAAGCACATTAAATTCGTTATTCCTGAAAGAGATTACAAAGTTACGCTAAATATTAAAGATGTTATTGTTCAATCACTACATGGGCATCAACTTGGTGCAGGAACGACAGCTTATGCAAAGGCAAAGTCTTGGGCAGAAAAACAAGCTCTACAAATTGATAATCAGTTTGATATTTTATTAAATGGGCATTTCCATCACTTTAGTTGGGTTAATGAAAGCACGAAACATTTTATACAAGCACCATGTATGCTACCACCTGATGAGAACGATTGGTTTTCAGCTAAATATGGATCAGTAAGTAACGCAGGTTGCTTAACTTTCGTTGTAGGTGGCGAGAAAAAGATACAGTATTTAGAAGTGTTATAGGACAAAAGCTCTTACAGCTTTACCTAGTAATATTTATTTATTATGAAATTAGATGTAATTAGAACACAATTTGGCGAAGATGCCACCAATGGAATTTTACTTATTGATGGCGTTTTTGAAAGTTTTTGTTTGGAAGATCAAGTTAGAGATGGACAAAAGCAAATGGGCGAAACAGCTATACCACTTGGCGAATATGAGATTAAATTTCGTACAGTTGGTGGTTACGATGCAAAATACCAAAAGAAATATGGTACTACTTGGCATAAAGGAATGTTAGAACTTCAAGATGTACCAAACTTTAAATATATATTAATCCACACAGGTAACACAGATGAGCATACAGCAGGTTGTTTACTTGTTGGCGAAACACAACAAGACCTAGACAGAGGTAAAGATGGTTTTGTTGGTGGATCAGGCGATGCTTACAAGAAAATGTATCCAAAAGTAAGAGATGCTTTACTTAATGGCAAAAAAGTTACTATTAAGTATTCAAACATAAATACAAATGATGCACCTGAATTATCTAACAAAGCACAAGATGATGTAATGCTTACAGCACTTGTTGATAAGAAGTTTGACACAATAATTAAAGAGTTAAAAACTCTTAAAGATATTCAATTAAAAAAAATACAATAGGGGATTTTTGAAAGTATCGTGTCCACGCTGTCAAAAAGCGTTGGAATTTAAAGAACTAGAATTTATCTGCATGACAGAGGATTGTAGTTTATATAAGGTTGTGCAGATTAGTAATAAGGACAAATAGGACAAATCTAAATAGGAATGAGGGTTTTATTATAGACATAATGAATGACAAAAATGTAACAAACAAAGAGTTACTATTAAAAATTATTGATAAGGTTGATGGCTTATCATCTCATGTAGAAGATGAGCTACGAAAAAGACCTACAAGGTTTGAATTATTTGGTTACGCAGGTTTAGTTACAACTGTTGTTTATGTTTTAATGATTTGAGGAAATTATGGATAAATTGAAAGAATATTGGAAAGATGCAGGGATTAGAGCATTAAGGACTTTTGGACAGACCTTTGTTGCAATCCTTATGGCTAATCAAGCAAATATGTTTGAGGCAGACATACTTAAAGCAGGATTAATGGCAGGTGCAACAGCAGTTGTGTCTTTGATCCAAAATGCTATGGAAGATGCACCCTTTCCTTTTATGAGCAACATTCCTAAAGGTTAATCAAAACTAAATAATGATTGAATGGTGGATACCACTTTTATACCTGTTTTTCGCAGGTGTAATTTTGGTCGTTGTGGTTAAATGTTTGTTAATTTTGGCAAATGAATTTAAAGAATATTTGGAAGATAATAAAAATGATTGAAATGTTAATAGCAATGAAAATAGTTAATAGAAAGAGAAATGTTAAGAGGGTTAAAAGACACACTAGCTTTATTAATCGTATTTTTGGTATCTATACCAACGATAGCTAACGCAAACACTACGACTACAACTACAACCACTACTCCAATTCCTGAAAATCAAGTTGTTGAAACTGAAACATTTGATGGTGG